ACCCAGAATGCAGACCTTGGCTTTAACCAAGCCCAAGCGCATAAAATCGGTGACGCTTTTGATGGGTATTTAGCCGAGATACATTTTGTAGACGGCACGCAACTTGCTGCGACTGATTTTGGAGCAAAGGATGCCAATAATGTTTGGCAGCCAAAAGAATACTCTGGATCGCATGGTACAAACGGATTTTATTTAAAATTTGCGGATAATAGCAACGCAGCAGCCCTGGGCACTGACTCATCTGGTAACTCGAACAGTTGGACAGTTAATAATCTTGACCCTGTTGAATCTTCAGGGCTTCCCAACGGCTACACCGCTGATGCTACAACTTACTCAGGAACGCTTTCAAACATAGAAACAGACGACGCTAACGGTATTACGGCAGCCAGCAGTCACATCAATTTTGACCTTGGGGCTGCTTACACCGTTGGGACAGTTACTTGCAAATTTGTAAATAACCAAGGCAGCTCTTCTGCTAATTATAGAATTGAGCTACACGGCAACTCAAGCTATTCAAACTTACTTGCTAATTCAGAAACTTTAAATTCATCGCCAGGCTCAGTGCAAACAATCACTCATGATTTTGGGTCTACAAGTGCTCGATATTTGCGGTTTTCGTACCAAGGTGGAGGCAGGATTGGAACGCTTCGGTTTTTAAGCACTACTGGTGCCACCTCAGCCAACGCAGGTTGTGACAGCTTGATCGACACGCCGACGAATTACACTGCGGATTCTGGTAACAATGGTGGGTGCTATGCGACATGGAATCCACTGCAAAAATATGCAGCAATTACGCTTTCTAACGGAAATCTAGATTTTACTGATAGCAATACAGTTAATGGGGGCGACCAAGGCGTGCATGCAACAATCGCACCAGTTAGCGGGAAATTTTATTGGGAAATGACGCTTAGCACGCTTGCTTCTGAAAATTATATTGGTCTTTCAAAATCAAATAAACTTACTCAAACTCTTTGGACTGGCGGCGGTGTTGATGGTTATTACTATTACCAAAACGGCAAAAAGATTGGCGGCGGTAACGGCAACGGAGGTGAAGCCTATGGGGCAACATTTGGAACTGGCGATGTTATCGGCGTAGCTGTTGACTGGGACAACGGTAAAGTTACTTTTTACAAGAACGGAACCAGTCAGGGTGATGCATTTACCGACAAAGACTTAACGGGTTACGTTCCAGCTTATTACTTCAATACGAATCAATCATCCGCAGGTAGTGTAAACTTTGGTGCTAGACCCTTCGCCTACACGCCACCAACAGGTTATGTAAGTCTCTGCACGCAGAATCTTGCCGAGCCAACGGTTGCCGATGGTTCGACAGCGTTTAATGCAAAAACTTGGTCCGGAAACAGCGCTGAAAGAGCCATCACAGGTTATAACCTAAGCCCTGACCTTGTATGGATTAAGACTCGATCTGCGAGCGATGAACACGTTCTTTCTGATGTAGTTAGGGGTGCTGGAAAGGTACTGTCAAGCTCTGCAAACAATAAGGAAAGTGATTTTTCTGATCCTGGTTACTGGGGCAGCGTAAAAAGTTTTGATTCAGATGGATTTACTGTTCAATCTGGGACTGGCGGTTATCACCGTGTCAATTTAACCGGTCGTACTTATGTTGGCTGGGCTTGGGACGCCGGATCGTCAAACACTTCAATTGCTGCTGGCGATTCAAATAGTTCTGCTTACCTCTTAAGCCAGACTTGGAGTAACAACATCACCACAACAGGAAATAATAATACTTGGCATAGCTCTTTTCCTGCAACCCAAGCTTTTAATAACAACGATTCAAACTACGCACATGCTAATGGTGATGGATCTGCCGCTGCAGTTGTAACCTTAACTTTAAGTCCAGCAATTTCTGCTACTGGAAGCGTTTCTTTCCTTGGTGGGGTTACTAACCAAGGTGCTGGTACAATTTCAATTAACGGAGGTACAGCAACCAATTTAACAACTTGTGCCGCTGTTGACCCTGCAGCTTCCGATGTAACTACTGTGTCATTTAGTGGAAGTATTTCTACAATTACTATTACTAAAACTTCAACTGGTGCGCAAGGTTTGCTTGTTTATGGTTTTGAAATTGATGGAAAACGTCTTGTTGATAACGGAACTACTGTTCCTAACGTCCCATCAATCGCTTCAACCGTTCGCGCCAATGCGAATGCAGGATTTTCAATCATAAGTTATACAGGCAATTCAACAGCTGGAACAACTCTGGGGCATAATTTGAATGCTGCCCCTGAATTTATGCTGTTCAAAAACAGAGAAGATACTTTGAACTGGTACGCTTGGCATAAAGATATTGGAAATACAAAACACCTGCGTCTAAACACTACATTAGCTGCTACGACAAGGACCGAATTTTTAAACAACACTTCTCCTACCAGTTCAGTAATTACTCTTGGCTCTGATGCTGAAGTAAATGCTAACAACCAAGATATACTTTGTTACGCCTGGACTTCTGTATTCGGATATTCATCCTTCGGTTCGTACTACGGCAACGGAAATGCTATAGGTCCGTTCGTATATACCGGGTTTAGACCCAGATTTATACTTGTAAAATCTACGGCCAATGGTGAAAACTGGGGTTTATTCGACACTGCCCGCGACCCTAACAATAACGGCAACTTAGAGAAATTGACAGCAGACGAAAGTAATCAGGAAGCTACAGACACTGGCAGTTATTTTGACATCCTTTCAAACGGATTTAAGATAAAAGCATCCGGTGGTTTAACTAATGCCAACAACGATTTATACATTTACGCAGCATTTGCTGAAAATCCCCTCTCCCTAAATGGTGGGCTTGCACGCTAATTAACAAATAACTATGCTAAAACTTGATGGTAAGACCCTGAAATATGACAGGGCATTTACACATAATGGAATCTCCTACCCTGCTAATTGGCTGCGCTTGACCACTTTGGAAGAGAAGCAAGCTATTGGCATTGAAGAAGTTGCAGACCCCGTTGTTGAGACTTGGGATCAACGCTTCTATTGGGGTGTTGATAACCCTAAAGATCTTGACGATTTGAAAACGTTATGGAAACAAACACAAAGCAGTATTGCAGGTTCACTACTTGCTCCGTCTGATTGGCGTGTAATTAAAGCACGTGAAACTGGCGGTCAAGTTAATATCGATTGGTTTAACTACCGTAAAGCCGTTCGTACAGCTTGCAACACTCGTCAAGCTGAAATTGACAAATGTGCTGATGTTGCAGCACTTAAAGAGCTTATTGACAATCCTACTACTACTTGGCCTGAAGAACCATGATCACCCTTATCCGTCCAATTCTTTTTTCATTTCTTAACTCTGAAAAGGTTAAACGTCTTATCGTTGACCTTCTCGCCAAACTGGCTGAGCAAAGCGACAACACTGTCGATGATCAGGCAGTAAAGTTTATCGAACGCGGATTGTTCGGTGGAACCCTGGAGTAATCCTCCGTCATTCCCTTCTCTAACGCTTCCAGAAGCGCCTGCAATGCCTGCGCCGGTCCTAGAAGTACCAAGGGCTCAGATACCTAATTACAAGCCCCTTGTAGTCCCTCCTAGCGACCTGCGCCCGCCACCAGGAATTAAAGGAGAGAATGAGGATAAATCACCGAGCAAAACAAAACCACCTCAAGCTAAAGAGGTACAAATGATTGACGTGCCATTTACGGATAAAGAAATCCCAATGCCGTCAACTGAAATCATGACAGCTGCAGCTACAACAGCAGTAATTTCTGTTGCCGCCACCCTCACTGCTACGTCTATTTTTAAATATCTAGTGATGGTAATGAAGCCTGTACTTAAACAAGCATGGAGCAAACTAACAAAGAAAAAACCACCAAACCCTTCTTAAAAAAAGTGAAAGAACACGCCGAAAAGGATATTGAAATCCTTGGAACTTTTGTTCGCCTAGGTGTTGTTGTGTGGAGTGGTTTTATTATTACTCTTAACTATGTAGACATCCCTATGATTAAAAAAGGTCAAAGTGGTGGTGATATAACCTTTGTTGCTAGCGTATTTACTGGCGCACTTGCTACTTTTGGGCTTAACACTTCTAACAACAGATCAAAACCTGACGACGATTCTAAGAAAAAAGAACCATGAAAAAACTTCTTATCCTTTTGTTCCTAGCTTCACCTGCTGCAGCACAGCAAGTCACCCCTAATTTTACTCAGGGGTCCATGCAATCAACCACTACTACCACCATTGATATCGAACGAACTATCGAAACCGAAATCATGGGTGGCGATTATAAATCATGGAGCGGAACCAACGTAACCCCCAGCGGGGATATTTTGAGCGATTCCACAACTTATTCCGTAACCAACGCGGGCGAACAGTTCCAACTGGAAACTGTCGTTCGGGATGCGGGAGTCGTGGAGTCCATCAGCATCGACGAAATTATCGAATCAACTTCCACCACTACCTCGCTGTCTGTCTTCTCTCAGTAAGCCCCGCGTTTGCTACACCTGAAGATCCAACAGTACAAAATAGCTCAAATCCCGTGGCAGCAGCTACGGGTAATGTTACAAACCAAGCCGTACAATTCCAAAACAATGGAGCACCATCTCGGCAATACTTCGCTAACAACGTCAGTTGTAACGGCGCTACGATGCAATTTAGCCCGTTTTACATGGGCAATGACACCATTCCTTATGAACATTCTGGTTATGTTCGGAGTAACAACTGGGGTGTACAGCTTAATTTTAGTGTACCTCTGGATAGCGGAATGATTGAGCTGTGTAAAAACATAGCCAAAAAACACGAACAAAAGCTACGTCTTGACTACGAACTTGTTCGGGCACTTAAATGTACCGAAATCATGAAAGCTGGTTTCCAATTTAGACCTGGTTCTCGTGTAGAAGTTTTATGTCATGACGTAGTACCTATTGTAGCAGTAAATGACAAAGAAGAAAGCGACTGAAGATCAATTTAATGAGCTGCATAATCTTGTCACTAAGGAGTTCCTTGCTCGTATTAAATCGGGCGAGGCTTCTACTGCAGATTTGAAAGCAGCTTGTGATTGGCTCAAGACAAATGACATCAGCGGTGTAGCCTTGGAAGGTAATCCGCTGTCTAAACTGGCAGCTGTTATGCCTAAGGTAGACCCTGAGCTTGTACAACGGAGGTTGCATGGCTCGAACGTCTAAATATAGTGGCGCTAAATACGCCAACGGTAACTATAAGTCGTATCAAAAGAAGTACGACTCATCTAAACTACAGATCAAAAAACGATCTGCACTTAACAAAGAAAATCGGAAACGCGGAACTTATGGTAATGGCGACGGTAAAGATGTCTCACACAGAAAGAATGGTAAAACATTCCTTGAAAAAGCATCTAAAAACCGAGCACGTAAAGGCCGAGCATGACCCCGTTTCTTCCAACTCCTGACGACTATCTTTTTAACTTAATAGCTATGACCTCTCCAGAAGCCAAGCGCCTGTGGAGGCGCTCTATTAA